CCCCGGCACTATTGAGCCTGAATCCACCCGCCTCGATATCCTGGAGCCACGGCGTCTGGTTTCCGCCTACCACCGGCGTCGCCCATTTCAGCCCCAGTCCCGACGCCGCGTCCGCGGTGAGTACCTGGCCGTCAGTGCCAATGCCTAAGCGCGTGGCCGGGGCCGCAGCGCCGCGCGCCATGATGTCGCCCTTGGTGGTCGTCGGATCAGTGAACCCGCCCGCCGCCGCGGCCCACTTCACGCCCGTGGCCTGCGCGGAGTCCGCGGTCAACACCCAGCCGTTGGTCCCCACGCCGATGCGCGTGGTGGCGGAGGCGCCGCGCACCACCATGTCGCCTTTGGTGGTCAAAGGATCGGTATAACCGGCGCCTGGCGACGCCCACTTGATGCCCAGCGGGGCCGCGGAGTCCGCCGTCAGTACAAATGCGTTGGCCCCCACCGGCAGGCGCGTCGGCGGCGTGGCCAGCGTTGTCGAGCCGCGCACGATCAGATCGCCGATGGCGGTAGTCGGATCGCCCATGCCAGCGGTGCCGCCCACCGCGGCCACACTCACATTGATGCGATTGTTAACGAAGTCGTCTACCACTGAGAGCGATACGTTGGCGCCTGGAACCAGGTTGACCGCGGGGCGAGTGCCGATCAAAACTCCATTAAACATGTAGTTGATCTGCTGCACCGTGGTGTCCGGCACCACCGACAACGTGAGATCTGCGCTCAGAGGCCCGCCGCCCGTCAGACCGGTCCCGGTATTGACCCGCCGTGTGCCCGGCACATAATCCAGCGGTACGCCGTTAATCCGGTAAATGCCGGCAATACTGATATCGCCGGCCACCTCCAGCCGGTAGCTTGGAAGCGTGACGCCGATACCAAGCAGTCCCCCTGCCGTGAGCCGCATCTTCTCGGACCCGGTGATGAGGAACGCAATCGGCGAATTGCTGGCCTCGATCAGCGCGGTATCTGGAATCCCGGGACTGCCCCTGGTGCTGCCGCACATATTGAAGCGGAACGAATGCCCGAGGTCATTAGATGCGATCAACCCGGCCCGCCCATTAGGGTTTGTGCTGGTGTGGCTGTAGCCCTCAGAAGCGCCATTCGATCTGGTGGCAATACCATCCCCACCAGCAGGGCCGCCCACACCAATTGCCCTGACCTGAGTCAAGCCAAAACCCGCCGCGTCAATCTCGCTGGTCCAGGGCGTCTGCAATGCATTCGCCGCGGTAATGGTGACCTCGGCCTGAGTGCCCACCGTATTGGGCGTGAGAGTGATATTCGCGCCAGCCTTCAGGTCCAGGCTAGTCGCCGCGGGGAGCAGCAGAGTGTCGTTGGTGTAGACACTGATCGTCGTCGTTCCCGGCGGGATGTTGATGCCACCGGTCACCGTGATGCTGCCTACCGTGATGCTCGGGAAGCGCGCCCCGCCGGCGCCGAAATAATAATAGGCGCCGCCGGAATCCGGCCCCATCCTGAACCAGATCTCCGGCGTACTATTCACCCCATAGCCCGCCCAGGCGCCGGTGGCGGAGTACATCACCATGGTGGCGTCAGAGCGCGCGGCCTCGACGCCCGTGGCGTTGAGATGCTGGTACGGGTCCATGCGCAGCTCGCGGCAGGTCACGTCGCCCGCGGTATTGAGATACAGGAATCCGGCCTGCGTGGGCGTGCCAGTACGCAACCAGACCGTACCCGCCTGGCCAGTGCCGATCCCGGCCCAATCAACGCCGGCTGGCACCGGCAGCAAAATCGCCGCCGCCGTGCTTAACGGAGCCGCCTGCGTGCCCGGCATCATGGCCGTAGGCGGCGTGCCCGCCGTCATCAGGTCCATTACCCCACTGATAAACCGGTCCGCCTGCATGTAAGGCCGGTCATTGGCGGAGACACGAGCAACCTGGAGATTGCCCCCGAACAACAGCACAGTGGCATTGCTGGAACCGTGGGCGGTCAGCTCGCCGTACGCCGGCGCCAATGCGCCCGAGACGAACTTCACCGACTGGTTGACAGTCACCGTCGCCAGGAACGTCTTCGCACCGCCCAAAGACTGCAGGCCCGACGTCACTACGCCGCGGGCCGCCGGCCCGGCGTCGGGGATATTGATGGTAATGGAATTCCCCAGGCTCACCGGTGAGCCCGCCACGTTTACGTCGCTCCCCGCGGTGCCGGCCTCCAGGATGATCCAGTTGGGATTGAGGTTGAAGCTGGAAGGGTAGCCCGGTATCCATCGCTGCCCATCCCACATCAGGAACATGCCCGGATCGGCGTTAAGCGAAGACAACTGTAGCGGCGAGATCATCACCGAGGGCGACGGCGGAAAGCTCACCCGCACCTGGCCCAGGTTCACTGTCGGCAGATCGGGGACTACCCACTGCTCTGAATAGACTGCGCCATTCTCTAACTCATACTTGGCGACGTAGTAGACGCCGAAAGGCAGCGCACCGGAATTACTGTAGAGCGAGATCGAGACAACACCATCGACGATGGCCCACTCCAGCTCACCGCCGGCAGCGTTGACGTTGCCGACGGTGAACGGCTTCCACTGCACCACCAGGCGGCCATTAGCCGTGGAGCCATCGATATAAGTCAGCGTGTCTTCAATCGTCGTCATGACTGCCTAGAACAGCGGAACAGTATTGAAATCCCAAGATCCCGTGCCCCCGGTCTGGAAGGCCATCCTGGCGTAATAGGTAGTGCCGCCGCTCGTAAATTCTATGTTGATACCACCCGCGCCTGCGCCCGAGTACAAAATCCGCATCACGCCCGGGGCGTTGCTCAGAGTGCTGATTACCGTCGCCTTCTCCATCACGATGCAGCAGTTACAATCCACCGCCTGGTTGTCTTTACCAATGTGTAAAGTGCCCACCGGATGAACAGCCGAAACCGGCGTGCCGATCTCTAATCGCCTCTGGGGAGTCAATGACAGGTAGGGATTGTTGGCAAAATACAGAGTGCCGTTCACGTCAAGCGAGGCTATCGTGGTCCCGGCGCTATTGGTCCACTTCTGCAGGTAGCCGGTCTGGTTGGCGGCGCCCTGCACCGTCAATACGTCCTGCGACGCGAGGCTGTTGACTACCGCGAGCTGCGCATTGTAGCTATCGGCATAGATGCCAAAAGTGCTGCGCCCACTGCGGTACGAGCAGAAGTTATACTTCCCTACACTGTTGTCGTTGTTCCAACTCAATAACCTGAAATTGCTACCGGCAACCTCGGTAGGGTTAGTTTGAGCCACCTCAGTGTCGCCAGATGCACCAAAGCTCCAGCGCAGCAGACCGTTGGTGGTGATGAGGACGACACGCCCCGCCGGTGTAGTACCGGTATTCTCCATCTGAATCGTCGGAGTGAGAGAACCACCCCCACCCAAACAAAGGCCGCGCGCCGGCGGCATGCCAATCCCCAGGCCCGTATTCGGATAGTAGAGCAGCTGGGAATCCTGGATCAGTGTTCCAGAGCCGCTGGCAAGGAACACCCCCCACGCGGCAGCGCCCACAATCGGCATGTTGACCGAGACGTTGAGCGTCGCCCACTGGAAGCCAGACGGCCCCGAAGCCAACACGGTCCCGTTAGCCCCAATCGCCAGCCGCGTCACCGGCCCGCCAGGCGAGCGGTAATACAGATCGTAGGGCGCATCGGCCCCGAGAGTCAGAGTCAACGGCGCAGTGATGGAACAGCCAGCCGTGAAGGTCGCCAGGCCCTGGAATGTCGCAGGCTGGTTGAAAATCGTCGGCACCTGCCACTGCACCTGGCCCTGCACAATCAAGTTGGCCTGCACCAGGAGCGAGTTCACCTGCAGGTCATTCAGCACACCGGCCACGCCGGAAGCGCCGCCGATACCCTGCGCGAAGATGATCGCCGAGCGGCCATTGGTCAACGTGAAACCCGGGCCGGTGCCCTGCGTAAACGTCAGCGAGAATCCGCCATCGGTCTTGTTAGTGACGAAGTAAATCTTGGCCGCGCTATTGGGCAGAATCCGAACCGTGCCGTTCTGGCTGATCGCACCGGTGAAGATAATTACCTTGTTGCGCGCGAGAGAGGGCGCGCCCGGGTTGGTCAGCAGGTCGTAGGACGAGGCCGACATTGGGATGCTTACGTTGCCGTCGATGCCGTCATCCAGAAAGTCGTAGCTGTTGTTGACGATGTTTCCCCAGACGCCGGCCTGCTCGCCCGTCGCCGGCTTTTCCAGGCCCAGGTTGTCGGTCCATGTCGATGGCATTAGAATCCTCCTGAGTGCGCATCCGGCAGCTGCGTGGTCTTCCAGGGATGGCTGCGGACCGGCTTGGGCGTGCGCCAGAGATGGATGCGCGGACGCACCGGACTCCAGAGGCTGGCCACGGTCACCTGGCCCACGGCGCAGTACAGCGTCGGCATCACGATGGGGATGGTCACTCCGAGCGTCGCGTCAGTGTCTGCCATCAGAAGATCCGTATCAGCGCCGTTGTCGGTCCCGGCGGTGGGAACTGCACCGTAAACGGGCCGTGGTTCGACGTCCGATCCACCCCGAAATCGAGCACGGCCACGGCCCGCTGTTGCGCCGTCTGGTTGTAGATCAAGGCCCCGCGCGCGACGATCACCGAATCGGCCCAGCTGGGATCGTCGAAGGTGGCATAAGCGATCCGGGCCGCCGGGTCGAGCAACACCTGGGCGTTGACCAGGTCCTTGCCGCCGGCGGTGTAGCCCAGGCCCACGATCTCACCCTCGGTGAGATAGGCCGTGGTATTACTGTCGAGCGGCGCCGCGGCCTCATAGAGCGCGATGCGGAACACGTCCGCCAGAAAATCGTGGCGCTTTTCGTACAGCTCGCGCTTGAAGCTGGAGCAGACTACCGAGGCCGTGATCATACCTTCACCCGCACGTCAGGCTCTTCGTACGTGTCCTTCTTCGTCCTGCCCTTAGCGTATTGCTGGTCCATCTGTAGGTCTTTTTCGAAGGCGGCGTTGTACCTCATATAGAGGTTGTCTTCAGTTTTCATGTAGGTACAGGCTTCGACTAAAGAACCCGACAACAGAGCGTGCCCGAAGTGATCCCCCAGCCAGCTGGTGCCCGTCTCGATGATGGAGGCCGGCTGGAAAAAGTAAGCCATGTCCACCGCATAGTCGGCATCGGCGCCGGGCGCAACGACAAGAGACCTCTCGTTGACCATGGAATAGAAGCGCGGCAGACCCAGCGTGCCCTTTGGACAATACTCGCGCAGGAATTCCGGGTCTTTGTTGAGCAGAATGCTGGTCCGCGGATTGATGGCCGTGACCTCGTTCAGCATCATGGAATCCGGCGCCAGGAAATCACTGGGCGAGGCGATCAGGTTCTCGCCCATCAGAATGGAGCCGGTGACGTCTTTGCGGAAATTGGGCAGGCGCACGCGCAATAGGATCCGCGACTCGGCCAACCTGATGAACACATCCACGTTGTCCACGAAGCTGGCTTCGAAGTCCTCGCTATACTCCTGGATCGCCGCCCTGAGCCGCACGTAATCCATTAAAAGACTCCAGAGAACCCGGTCCCTCGCTTGGCCGCGCCACAACCGCGGACCTTACCACCGGTAGCCATGCGCTTGGCTGGCTTCTTGTTGGTATTGGGAAAACCACGGCGGAGCTTGGCCACGCCGCCCTCGGCCATCTTGCACTCCCCGCCCTTCTTCATGCCGGGCGGCAGTACCGGCGGGGGGCCGGCTGGAGCAGGAGCAGCTGCCGGCGCCGGCATGGGAGACGGCATGGCCATCGCCGGCCGGACCGGCGGCGCCCCCATGTCATCGTCGGTCACCGTGGGCACGGGCAACTTCTCGCCCTTGGCGACTTTCTTCTTGCTCGTCGGCCGGCGCTTGACTACGCCGCCTTTTTTCATCTTCGCGACCACCGGCGGCAGCTCCTCAGCAGCCTTGCCGACGTCGCCCCACTGCCGCTCCCGCCGGCCCTTCACCCGCGGGCTCTGGCCCTCGGTATCCTCGACGGCAACGCTGACAGCGCCGCCCGTGGCCATAGCCGCGCCTGGATTCTGCCTGGCGAATTCTCGCCGATTCGCAGTCGGATCAGCCATACCGGTAGCCGGATCAACGCCCATCAACCGGGCCATGCCGGCAGACGTACCCCGCATGCCCGGTGCCGTGGACATCTCCCCCATGTCCATCGGCTTTACGCCGCTTAAATCTGGCGGGTTGGGGTTGAGCTGACTACCAGCACCAGGCCCCTGCATGCCCTGAAAAGATTGAGGAGGCGGACCCGAAGGCGGGCCACCCATCGAGACATCTTGCGGCCTCGCGCCCTGCGCCTGCATGTGTTGCGCCATGGCCTGCATTTGCGCTTGCGGGTCAGGAGCACCGGGCCTATCCGGGGGCGGACCCTGCATCGGCCCCATGCTGGAGCCCGGAGGCGGACCACCCGGAGGCGGACCACCCGGAGGGCCTGGAGTATACCCCGCGCCCCAGCCGGGCGCAAAACCGCGAATAGAGGACTGGATTTCTTGCGGGCTTGGAGGCGGACCACCGGGCATCCCACCTGGGCCGCCCGGAGGCGGGCCCTGCATCGGCCCCATGCTGGAGCCCGGAGGCGGCCCGGGAGGCGGACCGCCACCAGCGGCGCCCAACTGCGCACGTTGCTGCAAGGCAGCGATCATCGCCGGGTTAGGGCCCGAAGGCGGGCCGCCCGGAGCGGCACCGGCCATCGGCCCCATGCTCGAACCCGGAGGCGGACCACCTTGTGGCGGACCACCGATCTGGGGGCCATCGGGCGATGCCCCAAACACGGGACCGGATGATCCATTGGTCATCGGCAAAGAACTCGCGATGGAAGGCCCCCAGGCCTTCGCCGGCTCGTTCATCTTGGCCCACTGTGCTTGCTGGTCAGACGAAAGGCCCTGCGGCGGGCCACTGGGTGCAGCACCTGCCATCGCACCTAAAGATGAGCCACCCGCACCGGGTGCGCTCGGCCGCGGCCGAGGCCGCCGTGATTGACGAGAACTCGATGGTCCCACTTCACCTCCTCCGGCATATCCCCTGTGTTCGTTCTCTGAGGTAGCTGCGTCTCCTGTCGGCGCCGTCTTAAAGCCGGCATCATCCGAAAGAGTATTCGCATTGGTATTCGGCCGCGGCACCTCGTCCATCGGCCTGGGCTTGCGCCGATCCATTAAGTAGTTGGCCAACAGCGAGCCGCCGATGCCGGAAAGCGCATTCATGGGATTGGTGGTGCTTCCCAAGCTGCGCGCGACGATCCTGCGCCAGTCAATAGGCTTGACCGCTGCCGGCGAATTGGGGGCCTTGGCGGCCGGCGCGGCCGGCGCGGCTGGCGCCTTCCCCACGGACGGCGCCGCAGGAGCAGCTGACGACGCCGCCAATAACCCGGCATCATCCTCGGCCGGCGCCGCAGGCGCCTGAGTCAGCGATCCCGCCACCGGCGAACCGCTCTTGTAGGGATCCGAATCATAGTCGGAACTCGAGAAGGCGCCGTCATTCAGGCCGCCGTCGTCGAAATGTTTAGTGGCGGCGCCACCATCTTTAAACTGGCGCTTGGGGAAGGCCCGCTTGTGCGTGCTCACCGTTACGTAATCTTTGCTCACGTCAGCACCTCCACCTGGCCGAGGGCGATGCCCACGGGCAATGAATCGCAGGGCCGCCAGTGCGGCAGGATGCGGCTTTGGTAATAGTCCTCGGGGCGCGCATCGACCAGCGCCACGGCATCCATGTGGACCACTTCCGGCAGGAAATTCTGCGGGTGGTCCGCGTCCCAACAAATCGGACAAGCAAGCATTCCCGTGGGCTTGCCACGCACCGTAGTGCCGCGCAACTCGGCATAGTGATAAGCCACGCCGCAGATGTCACAAATCCTGTAGGCGTATTTGCCACCAGCGAATTTAGCGGCACTCGGCATCTAATACTGATACCCCCACGGTACCCATCTCACACTGGCGCGGTCCCGATCCTCATCGCTCGCCATGGTGAACTGTTCCTCATAGGCGGCCTTCAAAAGCGGCACACGCTGCTGCGCACCCGGGTCAGTGCTCTTCAATGCCAGGTAAAGCGCCAGGCCGGCCACCATCGCCGGCACAAAGCGAAAAGGGATCTCAGGTACGCCGGCGCCGCCCTGCCCCACGCTCGCCATGCGGCGCAGGCGCGAGTAGGCCACCTGGTAGTAGCTGTTGCGATCCGGCACCTTCCAAATCAAAAAACTCGGATGGATGCGACGCTTGATGTGGATCGAGGTGGGGCGGCCGGTATCGAGCTTCGCTGGGATGGCGGTGTACTGCGAAATCGACATGCGCGCCAGCGGATAGTCATGGGGATCGTTGGTGTCCTGACTCCAGTAACGCAGAC